TGGCACCCTGTAAGGGTTTTTGATCCCGGTATTCTTCTCTAATTGCTATTAACCCTGGCATTTCTGTTTCAGCAATAGCAATTTCTTTGTGTCCCCATTCTGCTAGAGTAATATCTTTAATCTTATAATCCATCTGTTTCCCTTGGCCACTGTTCTTCAGGGCTCATTTGTTTAAAAAATACTTTTTGTACATAAAAGTCAATGTTTAACCATTTCCAAATACCCTCACCTGAGTACGGTTCCCATTCGTTAAGATATTCTTTATGATGTCTTTGATGCCACGCTTGGCTTCCATATAATAATACTGATATGTTAGTATCAGGTTTTTGTAATTTATGTGTTCCCCAGTTTAACCATCTAAACACACACCCCCAAAACCAAATTGGAAATACAAACCAAGCAACAAATACCCACCAGCCTCCTAAGGATATCCAGAGTATAACGTTGAATATAAAAACTTCATGCCAATACTTTTGAAACCAGTCATATACACGACTTGGTAATTGAGGACAATCAACAGTGTCTACATGAACATGGGGAGTATGAGGATACAAATCTATTAGATATCGCCACCAATCTTTATTTGGCATTGCTTGTAGTTTAGTCCAAGTAGCGTCCTTTTCAGTTTCGTAGTAAGCATGGTGCATCCAATGATATTTTATTTTGTCCCAAGGACTTTGTGCATTAAATGCACAAATAATATACCATCCAAGTGCTTCGACTATTTTATTTTTAGGTTTGAGTTCTCTATGATTACCATACTCATGATACATAACAATATTAATGCCTTCAAATATTCTATTGACTATTATACCAACAACTAACCACCACCATGGTACAAAGAAAAATACAGGAAGTATTATCAGGGTCAACCAAAAGTTAAATCTAGATCTAAATCCGTGATACACTTTCATATATAAATTTTTTATTTTATCTATCATAACAGCATACTCTTTAATTTATGTTTATACTCATTCATATAATTAGGTTTAAATTCTGATTCAATTTCTTGCCAATTAATGTCTTTATATTTTAATTGGCTTAAAAATTCAAAACTATAATTATAATTTAATAATGCCCAGGCTAATTGCCCAGGGACATGATAGGTGTCTGTGCTGTAACTTTTTTGATTAAACTGTTGTGCCAGACTTACTGCGGTTGCTCTATCCATGTATTCATTTGTCCATTTCATACCTAAAGCATCGTCATTCTCGGGACCTTCAACAGAGTATCCATAATCTAAATAGTTTTTACTAAACTCACTGATCCAATTAACCCTATTATCTCTATCTAACCATAACCCAGCAAATCTATATGTATGCAAAGGTATATCTTGACTCATTAATCTTTCATGAGTATCTGTTACCATGCCAATTGATTCATGCGGTAATCCAATAATAAAACTACCGTGCATGATAACGTCTTCACTATATTTTTTTCTAATATACCTAATCATTTCAATCTGTTTGGGTCTATCATATCCTTTACCAATTAGTTTGGCAGTTTTAGGATTCATACTTTCAATACCAAAGTACATTCCTCTCAACCCAATCTCATATAACTTATCTACATTTTTTCTTGTTGTTAGTAGATCTAATCTAGTATATGCCCAAAAAATTGGTTGGAATGTTAATTGTTTAATTACTTCTAATAGTGCGTCTAATTTAAGTTCATTATCGTTGAACGTATCATCTAAGATATAATATTGTCTTACTCCATACCGATCATAGTTTTCTTGCATTTCATCTCTAAGATCTGATATTTGTCTTACATATTCTAAATCTTTTTTACCAATCAACGGATAACTACAAAATTTACATTTAAAAATACATCCTCGACTAATTTCTAATGGCAGTACTTTTGCATTTACTATATCAGTAGGTTCCCAACTAAATTTGCTATTTTTAAAATCATAATCTGGTGCTAACTTATTGTCAATGATAAGTTGTCCCCAAATATTTTTAAAACTGTTTTTTAGTTCTTCTTGTTTAATTAAATGATTAGCAAGATTGAGAATACTAGTTTCGCCATAGCCAACTATACAGTAATCTACTAATTTATTTTTTAGATTAGCGTGAGCACGTACTCCGCCTAGTACGATCTTACAATCCTTATTTTTTTGCTTTATATATGCAACTGCTTCTTTTTCAAACTGGTTTCCCTGCGGAAAGAAATGATCATCAACGTTCATCATTGGATCATATATTGTAGCGCCTGATTCATCTTTAGGTTTAACTGTTTGAAAAAATGTACTAGAAAAACCAATTGCTTGAGTTGCTTCATTCATAGTTAAATCTAAAATTTCTTTAAATTCATCCATGGTAAACGTGTGTAGGTGGTCAACAACAAGACAAGAATATCCTGCTTGTCTAAGTTGATATGCACATTTATAAGCACCAATTGGTTTATAAGCAACTAGTGTATCAGTAACATCTGTAAATAATATAAAATCATACATTATTTAATCTATACGTACTCTTCCTCGTTCCGTATTTTCACCTGGCACTGCTAAAAACTTATCAATAAACCAAGCACTAACATCAAACGCTTCTGAGTCTTTAACAGCAAAGTCGTAGCAGTTTGCATTAGCATGGTGATTATTATGTAAGCCTTCACCTAAAGTCCATAAGTGAACCCACCCATTATTTTTACTGCGGTCTTCTGTGTCAAAGTTTCTATACCCGTGTGTATGGCCTATCCAGTTAACAAATATGTTAAGTTCAATGTGATATATCCATGCCGGTATTGCTAATAAGAATACAGTTATACGCCAATCAATTAATAGTGTAATTGCTGTTAAAGCCGCCCATATTTTATAATAATGATCGTGAATAAATCTGTATGTTGGATGACTTATTAGATCTCTTGGTGTTACTCCGCCTTTATCCATAAACCATTTAAGACTTTGAAATTCCCAAAATCCTAATGCAGTATATAATCTTCCATCAATAACAGGTGAATGCCAATCTTTTTCTGTATCAACATGTTTATGATGATGTCTGTGGTTTCTAGCATACTGTATTGGTGATCCTACTCCTAACAGCAAACTAGTCCAAGCCATCAACTTTTCACCAAATGGTGTAGTATTAAAACTTTTATGACTAAAATATCTGTGCATACCAATTGAGTGCCCAATAAGTTGAATTATCTTACTCCATACTAATCCAGCCAATAACCACCAAAGGCTTACACCATTGAATAGCATGTAAATACCAAAATAACTAGCAAAGTATATTGATCCGAGAAATAGTCTAAATCTATTTGCTTTTAAGAAATTATTAAATTTGTCTAGCATTTATTTTATCCTGAAATATTTTTTTCTGTTTCTGAAGTATCAATGTTAGTATCATTTCGACGCATTCTAAACCCTGCAAAAGTTGCTGTTGTTCCATCAGGCATATCTTTTACTACATAAGCATGACCGTGAACTTTAACATCATTACCTAAAATTAATTTACCACCAAATCTCCCTGGGACTACTGTTGCATTACAACCAACAAAACAATTATCCCCAGTCTCAACTCCTCCTGCTAAGAATCCTTTAACACTAACAAAGCAGTTTTCTCCTGTTGTAACATCGTGTCCAAATGCCGCATAATCTAATGCTTCATTAAAATCACCAAGGTGTACATCATCTCTAACATCAACCCAACGGCCTGTGTAACATCCACGGCCAAATGTTGAACCTCTACTAATTTTAGTTTCAGGATGAATCAAACTATGTACTGGAAGATCTAAATCTTTAATCATTTGAATACGCATTTTACGAAGATTGTAACCACTTTCTTCAGGTTTGTCATTACGACTGTTTCCATCCCAACTATTACCTAGAAAAAATTTACAATCTTTATACTTAGTAGGGTTATCAAACAGTTCAAGGTCACTACCTATACATTCAACTCCCTTCCAACTGTCACCTTTCTCATAGAATCTATCCAAGAATCCTACAACTTCAATTCCTAATAGTTCACAGTTTTCGGTAAGAAAATCCCACCCGTAACGACTTCCTAAAAATATAATTGGTGCTTGTTTTGCCATAATAGTTCCTTGATAACCTTTTCTTTATTATACTACCTAATTATTAACTTAGCAAGTAAAAAGGCTAACAGAATATTATCTGCATACGGTACGGCGTTAAAAGATACACATCTTTAAAAGGACTTTTAGTCCGCGTCGTCAAATTGAAAATACAAATGGCGTTAAAAGATACACATCTTTAAAAGGACTTTTAGTCCGCGTCTTTGTATTCCGACGTCAACCGAACAGTTGGCGTTGCTAAGATATTTATGCCTAGTCAGAATTTTGTGTAGATTTATTTGATTTTTGACTAGTTGCTGGGTCGCTGAAGCGTCTATTTTTAGACTGTGTTTCTGCTTGAATAGCATGTTTCATAAGTTTTAAAAAGAACTTATCTCCGTTTGCTAGTGTTTTAATTTCTTTTTTAATTAGTGTTGCTTTAGGATCATATCCCATTTAGTTCTCCTGTTGAATAACTTGTTTGAAATGTGCATACACTTGTTGTGCATGAGTAAATGTCATGTATTTTAGTGGTTGTGTTAAAAATTTACAGGTATCTTGTTTTGACCAATCTGTTGTGTAAAAGTCGTCCCAATTGGTTATTGGCGGTTGAGGTGAACCAACAAATGTTTCAACTGTGCTATCATTGTTTAGTTTGTAAATACCTAACAGTTCAAACTCACTAAACCATTTAGTAGGTTCCATTGGTCTAATTTTTGCCACGGCTTCTAACCATGGATATCCTGTTTTGTTTTCTATTAACATTTTCAATTGACACCAATCTTCATACTCTACAGGCATCATTTCATTACATAGACTATAAGGTATTGTTCTTTTAAGATCTGTTAAAATTTCTACTCCTTCAGCATATATTTCCTGATAAGGATTAAAAAGTTCTTCACACTTCATGTTAAGGCGACCATCATTGGTAAACATATGATATGGTTTTAATTGAACCTGGTCACTGTCTTGAATCAAGAAATATTCAGAATCAAAATGATCAATGCTACACAATTTAAGCATCTGTTGATAATACCATTTGTTTTGTTTATACAAACCTAAGTCATAAAACTTGTCAAAGTAAAGGTCATCTAAGAATTCAAATTGATCTAAATCTAACTGCCAAGCATCACCGAGTATTTTTTGTATTATGTGACCAGGGTAAGGCGTAATAACTATAGTACGATCAGGTTTAGGATCTACGTTGTCTAACTTGAGAGTAACTGCGGCGTCATGTATGCGACCAGGACCAATTAATGTAATTCTAGTAATCAAGGACGATAAACAAGATCTCTAAGACTCCATGATATACTCATACCAGGAGACACTTCAGTAACTGATGACCAACCTTTAATTTGATCAGGTCCTGGATCTACATGTGGGTTTTGAATTGTTTGTTGAGGGTTACCGCCAAACCTAAGTGGCTTTTTCTTAATTGCGTAAGACCAATTGATTGGTAACGGTTCACTCCAACTACCATCTTCGTTTTTTGTACAAAAATCAATGTTCCAAATTTGCATTGGACCAATAGTATCAGGATGATTAACTACTGTAAGGACGTTATTAACTTCTGTGTTATGTTCGTAAATAAATTCTAATTTCTGTGTTTCAACATTATCTGGGTTATGATCAAACTCACTGTTAATTTCTGTACGGTCATGATATTTGTCACCATCAATAAAGATGTCTGCCCAACAACTACCTGTCAGTGGCGAGCCTTTAGATAAGTTTACTACAATTTTAATTTCTTTTAACATCCTTAATCCTTTTTGTTTTATTTAAAGCCAAATGCTAGTTTGCCTTGTATTCTTGATGAGTAGTAGTTTTTACCGCCATCTACTAAAATTTGTCCTTCAAAATTTGGTGGATAAACAGCACGGAAGTCTTTTAGTACAGCATCATCACCTTGTTTGACCATTGTTGTATAGACTTGAATAATACTTGATTGATTTAACAGTGCTAGAGCACCTTTAGTAAACTCTGGATTCTTATTGATTTCTTTTGCTACAGTTTTAGCCACTGCGGCCATGATAGCATAACCTGTGTTAAATCCTCTAACATCATTGTTAACCTTAAACCCTGATAATAGGTTTGCTGATGCTTGACTAACACCTTCAAAGTCACGCTTACCTGTGTTTATATAGTTTGTTACTTCGGCACTAAGTTGATCATCAACTCCAGGTATTTTTAATAGTTTGCCTAGTTCAATTGGACCATCTTTTGCTGAGTTTTCTGCAATAACTTTTACTACCGTGATTGCGTACTTTGCTGATTCAATTAATTCAGTGTTGCCTTCTTTTTCTGCTTTAAGATAAGCATCGTGTAAATTCTTTGCACTTGCTTTAGCACCTGATCCACCTTTTGAACTGATCCCAATTTCTTGTCCGTTGGGTGCAATTAAGAAACTATCACACAAGGCCGCATTCATTGACATTGGCCACATCATTTTACAACTTGACCAATCAGCACCATCTGCTAGAACACGTCTTGCATCTTCTGCTTGTCCTTTAATAACTCCACCTTCTAGTGCCAATGGTTGCATGATTTCACCAAAGTAGTCACGCAAGGCTTCCATTTGATCAGCCATACCTGGAAACTTGGTTCTTGGTTGTCCTGTTGCTAGTCCATATAGAACATCAGTAAAAATAGAAGCAACTTCTGTTGGAGCATTTTTGCCTACAGTATCAATAACCTGTGCTGTAGTCATAAACACATTTTCTGTTTTAATTAAGTTTTGTGGGTCATAGCCTGCTTGTAGTTTTTTAGCACCTTTTGTAGCAAGGTCCCATCCTGCAGGTACTTCTTTGTTTGACCATGTACCAAGCATGTCGTGTTTTGTTTTTTGTAGGTATCTACCCCAAAGTATAACACCACCTTCTCTGTTGTTTAATACAGCAACAGCAAATGCTAGACTAGCATTGGTAGGTCTGTTGACCCATTCAATTTTTGTCTGTATTTCAGTTTCGTAATTTTTAATTGCTTGGTCACGTTCATCAGGTGACTCAAACTGTGATTGATCAGGGTCAGGATAAAAATCTACACGCTGAAACTCTGCTTCACGACCGTCTGTGTGTACAAATTTGTCTCCTGGTAAACGACCAAATAGACCCTTTGCTTCTGTAAGTATATGTTCAAATCTCATGATAACGTATTTATCGTTTGCGTTCTATGTCGGCTTCATCACAGTCTGTACCAAATTGTATTTCAATGATATGACATGGCCGTTTATAAGGATTAGTAATTTTGTGCCAACGTTCTAAAGGAACAACATATTCGTCATGAGTTAATAACTCTTTATACCATGTTGTTGATTCATCTTCAAACTCAACTCTGCACTGTCCTTGTGCTATATGCCATAGTTCCTGTCTACAGAAATGTCTCTGCATTGATAGACTTTCGCCAGGCATTACAGTAAGTTCTTTAACTTTAGTTGTAGTTACATCATGCAACACACGATAGTATCCCCAATCACGTTCTGTTTTTGGTGCTTTCCATTCTTCTAATATCCAACTTGATGAGTTCACTTTCATATCGCCACCAACACCAAACGCAAATTCTACTGTAGGGTCATCCTTAAACTGTTTAAGTTCAGGAATATTTCCACTAGTTCTATCTCCACCATTGGCTACAATAATTAAACTATTAGGATAAATTAATTTGGCATTATTGATTGCTTCTATAGCAGAATCGTCATTGTCATCAAATAAAAATGTATGATCTACTGCTTTGAGATTTTGTATGATAGGAATTCTTTCAGTACTGGGCATAAAAGGACGACCTTTTTTGCGTGTTAGCCAAGCGTCACTGTTTACTCCAACAATTAGCATATCTCCTAATTGTCTTGCTGAATTAATATAACTAAGATGTCCACTGTGTAATGGATCAAATCCGCCAGTGACTAACACTACCTTGTTCATTTTTTAGGAGGAGTATAACTGGTCTTAGGATGACGCATTATACCAACTGCTTTGAGTTGTTCTTGATGTATTTCTAATTTATCTCGCTGTAATAGAGTGCGACCGTCTGCTGTCTTTTTAATAACTTTGTTTTCGTTTAGATCTTTTACTGGAATATCTGAAGGAATTTCTGTCCACTCTTGAACAAACTCTACCATATAGTTTTCTCTATCTAACCATGGCATAATAATTTCTTCTTGGCGTATTTCTCCGTGCTTGACAATACTTTCTACTATGGTTGGATGTAGTAATTTTTTATCTATTAGATCATTAAATGACGTAGTTGCTGGGTCCATTGGTTCTTCTGATTTATAAACAGCAACTCTTATCCATGGATCATTCTTTTGTTTTAGTAGATAAGCATCGCGACAATCAAAGCCATTGACTGCTAACATGTGTAATAGGTTTACTGGAGTGTAATGAAAGTACTGTGCTTCATAGCCTCTGCTATAATAGAGTTGGTCTTTTACACCACTAAAGCATGGAACAGCAACAACCAACATACCGTTGATGTTCATCTGTTGACTCCAAAACTTTAGAGTCTGTAAAGGATTGACAGCAAACTGTAAACAATCATGTGCAAACATTAGATCTACTTTTACAGGCAGACAAAACTCTTCAAAGTTTCTGTTGAGTTTAATTATATTTTCTAAATCCGGTACTTGATCTAATTTAGATTGATCATTGTCAACCGCATAACATTTGTAGTTGTAAGGGATTGGTGGCTCATCTCTAGTTTCCAGTGTAGCAAACCAAGTAATGTCTTCACCAGTACCACAGCCCATGTCAGCAATAACACGTAAGTTATCTAAAAATGTGTCATACTGCCTAAGTTGATTTAATATTATGTTACTTGCTCTATCCAATTGAGGAGTCCTCCATACCTGCTGTACGCAGTCTGGTAATGTGACCTAGCATGAAGTTTTTACTTTCAAGACCTTTCATAACTCCTAACCATTTATTTCTAAGTAGTGCTACCTCGTTAATAATAGTTTCAAAATCAACAACTTCATCTTCTCCGTCTACATATTTTTCGGCGTCTCTCGACGTTAATGCTCTGTTGTAGGCTTCAAGATATTTTTGAAAGTGTTTACGTCTTAGTTTTCTTAACTGTATGTTAAGATAGTTAAGTACTGCTTCAATTTCTTGTAGTTGGTTAAATCTATGTTCTGTAACACCAGGTAGGCCACCCAAGGCTTTTTCTATATTTCCTTTCACAGAAATTTCTCGTTTGGCTTCTTCCAACTCTGCTTCATAATGATTAATCATATCTGGAATAGCATTTAAACTAGCAACTACTTTACTGTACCACATTAGTAATCATCACTCCCATAGTCGTCATCTTCTTCATCGTAGACATCGTCATCGCCTACTAGTTCATGTACTGCTCTACCTATGTATGCGTCTGTGCCACCAAATGTTTTTAAGTCTTCGTCAGATATTCCACTGTCAGCAACTACACTGGCTACGTGATCAGCCGCAACTTGTCTATCTTTTGCGGCTATATATTCTTTGGCTGTTAGCCATAATTCACTAAGAACATCAATGTCTATTGTCATTCTAATCTTTCCTTATTTTACGAGTATACAAATCTGATGTACAAGACCCACATGATTCTTGTTTACAAATAGTAGGATTATCAAATAATTTAAAATTTTCATCCATTAAATTGCCCATATTATCATTATAACACTGTCCACTATAAACAGTCAAACTTTCATCAATGTAAATTTGATCCATCCCGGCGGCACAGTGCCATCCTTTAAAATTGTTTAAATCTTTATCGCATAGTTGTGATACTGCAACATCAATTGTTGAGTTATCTTTTAATGTTACTGTTGCATTACAATATTCGTTTTTAACAAGTTTAGTCATTGAAGTTAAATTTATTAGTAAGTTTTATAGGATATTGTTTTTTATTTTCTCTAAAATCGTGTATAGGATGAAGATAATTTAGTATATCATGTTTATTTAAAAAACTTTGATATTTTTTTACTCTCTCTAAATTCCACGGCTCATTCATAATATTCACATTAACTAAACACCTTTTATTATTTAACTTGCTTAGTCTATCTACTTTAAGTACAGTATCAAAAAATTTCTTTTCATTCATAAATTCGGTATGTACAGAAAATGTTATCCAGTCTAATCGTTTGATTAATTTTTCATAATAACTAACACTGGCTGTACCATTTGTAATACTACCAATGTTTGATATTCTATCACTATAATTTTCATTTAACCAAGTAACAAACGGCAAAAAATCTTTGTTTATAGTTGGTTCACCACCTTGCAAACATACATCGTATGTTTTAAATTGATGGTTTTTCGTGGCTTTAATTATTTTCTTCCATGCAGACTTCATTGTTTCTAATTTTACTGGTTCTTCTTCTGGTTTACTATGCCATCTATCCGGGCAGTAACTACAATCAAAATTACATCTTTTATCTATTAACCATAAAATATGAAAACTTTTATTTAATGGATCAATGTTAGTTATAGGATTTAATTTTGTTACACTAACCTGATCCATTTTTATTCAGTTTTTTCCTCATGAACATCACCATGTCCGTCCACGGTTAGTTTAGTCTTTGACATTACTTCTGCGGCATCATCTACAGCACTAGGTAATGACTCTTCTTCAACATCATTACTTAGTCTTTTTAGGCTAGAACTTATTTCTTTCATAGCGATGTCTAAACAACCTTCTTCGTTATTTTCCCATGCTTTACGGAACTGTTTGATTTCTGTTCCATCAACTGTGGTGTATACTAATCTGTTACCTTCTTTTTTAAGTAGTCCCTTGCCTTCTAGCATATCAGTTAGTCCTGAGTAAGGATTCATACCTGTTTCATATGGAATCTTAACCTGTACTGATTCAAAAGGTTTAGCATATCTAGTTTTCATAACTTTACATGCGGCTCTGATACCTTTAACTTCTGATATCTTGTTACCATCTTCATCTTCTTTTAGTTTTAGTTTACGCATAGCAACTACGATTGATGAAGCGTAGATAAAGCCCTGTCCACCTGATATCTTGTCATCTGGATCAAACATATCTTGTGATGCGTATGTGTGGTTAGTACATACCAAGCCTACGTTGTGTGAGCCAATCATGTTAACTGTGTTACGAACTAATGAAGTTAGTGCTTTAGGCTTACGACCCATATCACCTTTCATATCACCTTTTTGGAACTGATCCACATCTGTAGGTGTTAACAACATACCTAAACTATCAATAACAAACATCACTTTAGGACGTTCTTCATCTGGTAGTGTTTTATAGTCTTTCATAAATTCACTAATTGTTTTAGCAACGTCATCAATCATAGCCATGTTTAGTTTTAGCAGTTTATCTTCCGAAACATCTACACCTAGTGCTGTTAACCAAGATTCATCTAGTGCGTTTTCTGTATCAATTAATACAACATAAATGCCCTGTGCCTGTGCTGATTTGATAATGTTACCTGAACAGATATATGATTTACCTGCACCCGATTCACCAGCAAATACTGTAACTTTACCTAGTGGAATACCACCGTTAAAGTCACCACTAATCAAATAGTTTAGTGTGTAGTTACCTGTTGATACCCAGTCAGTTGGATCGTTAAATCCAATACCAAGTCCATCAATACTCTTAGTTAAAGTTTTACGAAACTTTGAAACGTCAAACGGTTTTGCCATAATGTATGTCCTCTAATAAATCATAAAATTCTTTAAAAACTTCTTTACTGTCCACTCCACGCCTTTTATCCATTTTGTATATTAAGTTCAATGATTCTTTAATATTTTTTTCAAATGGCGTATCAATATATTGTAACATATTTTTTAAACTGTCTTCAAGTAAAAATCCCGGTTTTTTATTTAACCAGTCTTGTATATCATTCTTTACTAATTTTAACATATTATTTGGTAAATGTCTAATATTTAGGTAATCTGGATTAAGTAACGGCCCAATGACAAAACTATTATTATGAAAATTTAAATTTTGTAAAAACGTAATACAAGTAAATATTGATCTAAAATTTAATAAATGGTGTAACATATTAAATGACACTTTGTGATTTAATTTTCCTACTACTTTTAAATTTTCTAAAAAATCTTGCCATTTACCACCATATCTGACATACTCAAACTCATTTTTGATTTCGTCTATACTTATTGTCCAGTGTACATTTTTAAATTGACATATTAAGTCAAACACAGGTGTGCCTGTTTTACTTAAATTAGTGTTTACTCTTAGATTAACATCAGGGTTTACTTTTAATAATAGTTTAAGTAATTCTTCATTTTCTTTCATTAATAATGGTTCGCCACCTGCTAGATAAACATGTTTAAGTTTATGTGCATTGTCAAACACAAATTGTTTAAGTTCTTCAACACGTTCCTGAGGTACTTCTTGTTTTTCTAATTTCAATTCTGCTACCCAACGACTTGAATACTCAGGTCCGCAATATATACACCCAAAGTTACAACTGTTAGACCATCTTATATCTATTTTGTTTAAATCAAAATTATCAATACTGTTATATGTGTCTAACGGAACATTTTTAAGTTCTTTAAGATAAAATATTCTATCGCTAACTATATCAAAACTATTTTTGTCTTGTTCTAGGTCATAACAAACATTACATCCTACCCCTGATTTATTATTAAGCATGTTTTGTTTAGTTTCTATATTTTCTTTTAGTATATTATGAATACTTTTATTGTTAAGATTGCCAATGGGTTTTTGACTACGAATACAATTCATAATATCGCCATTTGAATTATACATGAACCCTGTCCATGGAATAGGACAAAAGTTTTTATTGGTTAAATAGTCTTTAGGATTCATTAGTGTAGTCAACTCCTAAACTCAACTCATAGACTTTTAGTGTTGGATTAATGTTTTCTAATGTATCCACTACTTTTTCTGCCCATATATCAACATTACACGCTTTAGGCCCGTTATGTTCACCAGTTAGTACTTCTCCAGGTTTAACTAATGTCATTTGTGGCCACCATTGACTATGTACTAAATTCCAATGTGCAGATTCTAATGCTTGTTTTTGATTTTTATATTCAAGTAACTTGGCTTCATTGATTAAAGGATTTAAGGTAGTCATAGTACTAATGTTTATAATATATTTGCCTTTGACATTGTGCCAACGCCTTGCCATTTCGAATAATAATTCTGTTTGTGCATATCCTGATTGAGCATTATTAATAAACCAGTCGCATGACTCAATTTGATCTGCTACTTTAGGTAAACTACGAATGTTATAGCCATTACGACGACTAAGCCCTACAATCTCATGCCCACGTTGTTCATATTGTTTGGCTAGTGCTTGTCCTATTCCTGCCGAATGTCCTGTAATTGCTATTTTCATTGATAATAATCTTTGTAACTAATTTTTCTTATTGTATCTTGTTGTTTAATAAACTCTAACAAATGTTTATTATTATTTTCTAAAGTTGCTAACTGATCTAACAATGGTACTACTTCTTGATTTTTACTTTGTGCTAGTTTCTCTCGAGCATCCAGTGTTAACCAATTTTCATACCTAATGTCTAACATTTCAGGTTGATTTAATAATGACCAACTGTGATCTAATCCGTGTTCATTTTTAAAATCAATAATGTTAGCAAAGTCCCCTACATTTAAACTGTTTACAGTTGTCCATAGATTAAGATTGTTTATACCCATGGCTTTATATTTCATTAGATTACTATAAAACTTATCCCATTTAATAGGCCATCTAACATAATCATGAACTCGACCAATACCGTCAAAACTAACTGTAACAGTAATATGTATGCCTTGTTTTAATAAGGCTTCTAATTCGTCAATAACCAACGCACAATTGGTGTTGATTCGTATGCTTTTGACATTTTTAGGTGGGTTTTTTAGTATTTCTTTATAGTTCTTACTAGCACTAGGTTCGCCGCCATTAATGTCTAAATGTACTACTCTATCTAAAGGTAATGACCAAAAACCTTTGCTATTATCATATATAGGATACTGCTTACTAGTTAATCCACCTATCTTTGTACTTAGTTCTTCACTACAAAATTGACAGGCTGAATTACATATATTATCCAGTATACCACCTACTGTTAAATAATCTTGTTTCTGTTGTAGTTTGTCAAATTTTATAGCATTCAATCTAATACTAGAGTTAGTTATCTCTTCTGTTTGTTTACATCTAACACATTCTTTAGGCCATTGTTCATTGATCATTTGTTCTTTTGTTTTAGCCATCCAATCACTTGACTGCATTTCTTCATATGAATTAAATGTTGGCTGTCCAATCATGTGACCACAGCAACTCACCGTGCCTTCAGGGTGAAATCTAACAAAATGGGATAGCCTAGGACAATACATCAGTTACTCCGATGATTGTATTGCTTTTACCAATTGTTTCAAAAAATGCAGTTGGTTCTCTAGTCATAAGATGTGCTAAAATTTGTTTACGTGTCCAACTATTGTTTATTAGCGTTAGTAGTGCTTTGTCTAACTTTAGATAATGTTGATTATCAATATTATTTTTCAACCGTGTTATGGTAGCGGCATCTAATATTTTGTCTTCATTATTAGGTATTACATGAATTGCAGTATATTCAGAAAGTTTGTCTATGTCAACAAAATTAAACTTAGTTTCTTCAGTTGTGTACCTAAATAAATTTATCATCCAACTAAGTTGCGGCGCATAGTGTCTATTTAAAAACAAATAGTTTTCAACAAAATATAAAATAGTATCTTTTGAAAGACTAGGATTATTTGTAATTAGATTCCACACAAATGTATTAACTCCTGATACAAATCTTTCTTCAGGATTTCTTAATATAACATCTATAGAATCAATACGTTTAAGTTGCTCATTGAACAATATTTTATATTTTTGTTGACTTGCTTCTTCATATAAACTTGATCTGCCATTTTTAAAAATAGGATAGATGTAACGTTGTGGGGATTTTAATTCTATTACCTCACAACGGTTAGGATAAAGTATATCATCTAATCGATTTAACATAATTATTCTAAATTTACAGGTATTTCAATATTTTTTCTTAGACTAAACTCTTTCAGAAAATATTTTAATTGTCCGTATAACGTTTTATTAAATTTTGAAGTTTTAATTGCTCCTTCTAATATTTCCAATCCTAAAATATAATTTTTTCCTTTTATTCTGTGAATTTCATCTAATATTGCTGGTTTAAATATATCAGGTAACGTATTTAATGTTAATATCATTGGGTCACGGCAAAATACAAGTCCCCAAGTAACATTTGAATTTTTTTGATAGAAACTGTCAATAAGATTAATAATGTTAGTAAAGTCTCTAATAGTAATACTTGTCATAACAGAATTAAATTGAATAAAGATGTTATTTGGTGCATGTGTTAAAAGGTAATCTATATTCTGCAACATTTGATTATAGTCCATTCCGTATCGAGAAAACTCAGCATTTTTTCCGGTACTATCTAAACTAACAGTAATGTTTATTTTTTTATAGTTATCTGCTAAATTTAATACTTTGTCTATATCTTTAGAATTCTTGTAAGATAAATTTGTAGCAAATCCTAATTCATTACTAGTTACTCTTTTTGCAATTGGTATGAAGTTTTTATTTAATAGTGGTTCACCACCTAATATTTTAAATTCTTCAATCGTTCCAAGTTTGTCTATCCAATCAATGGTATCTTGCAAATTATTTGTATTTTTTTCAATAGTATTATAAAAATGTTGATCTGAAAAAACTTTATAAGTTTTTTTCTTAACATCAGATTCCCACTGACTACTAAATTTTGGATTACAGTATGTACATTGAAAGTTACATTCGTTACCTAAACTAACCTCAACTCTTTTTAGTGCAACTTGATTTTTTTTATATTGATCAATTTGTGTAATATCAAACTTTTCTAAATATTCTTGTCTCCATGAAACCTGTCCGGCATTTTCATTTTTCCAACAATAATTACACGATGGATCTTGAATACCGTTTAATAAATTATTCTTTTGCTGATCAAGTGCTGTACTAATATTATCTTTGTTTTGGATACTAACAACTTCAGATTTACAACAAGCATAGACATAATTTGATCCAAGATTAACGTAAATCTCGTCCCATTTAGCCGGGCAAAATGTTTTAGGTATGTTAGTCATAATGATTATTGAGTAATATAAAACAATGGGGCGACACTGCCCCATTATTCTAACTATTTATTACGACTTACGGTTTCGAATCATTGCTAAGATGTCTTCAGCACGTTTACTACCACTTTCACCTGCTGGTGTTTCTACTGGTGCAGTAGGAGTCGCTTCTGCTGTTGTTTCTTCTACTTTGGGAGCCTCAACTGCTGGTGCTGTTGTTGCTTCTGCTGTAGGTTTTGACTCTGCAGTTTCTTGAGCAGGTGCTGATGATGTAACTACTTGAACGCCTCTTGGACGATAGTAATTACCCCAACGCTCTGAATCATATGCTTGACCATCAACTGATGCTTCAAACATTTCTTTCATAACTTTTAACTCTACTTCAC